CCGAGAACAGCTCACCCAGGCGACACAGCAGCGCATTGGGGCGCAGTTAGCACAGTTTGATGGTTGGTATCAGGGTGATCTGGTGGCCGAGCTTTCAGGTCATTTGGGGTCGATTGTTGATGGCGCCACACGGTTATCTGCTCGGCAGACTGATGCCTATTTGCACATGTTGTTGAAGCAGCTATCTGATCAGTCCGTTTATCATGGGCCGGCGGTTGTTGACGGTTCAGTCCGTGCAGGCACTACTGCCGCTGATGCCTATGATCGGCTGGCAACTCAGTACCGGTACTCACGTTCGACCGGTGCGGATCATTTGAGTGCATTGGCTGTGGTCTTGGATCGTGCGAATCGTATGGCTCAGATGGATGTGGCATTAGGCGCTCGTGAGCAGTCCAGGGCAACGTTAGCGGCGAATTCAGGCATGGTCGCTGGTTTTCGTCGTATTTTGCGGCCTGAGCTAGCGAAGACTGGTTCTTGTGGGCTATGTATTGCAGCATCTGACCAGATTTACGGTTCTTTTGATCTGTTGCCAATTCATTCCGGTTGTAACTGTGAGGTGGCCCCTGTTATCGATGGTCGAGATCTCGGACAGGAACTCAATCGGGAAGATCTTACCCGTCTCTATGACGCGGCTGGAGGCACAAGTTCCGAGGGGTTGTCGAAGGTTCGTGCTGTTGTGCATGAGCATTCTGAGTACGGCCCGATTCTTACGGATGTTCGCAGTTCTAACCGCAGCTTGTACACGATCCGAGAGGACTCACGGAACGCTCGCGTGGTCGGTATTCGTGCCGATATAGCTGAACAAGAAAAAGCGTTATCAACAGCTCTTGCTGAACGTGCGTCCGGGGAGAACCGTGATGCTGCGATTCGCAAGTACAAAACCGAAATCGACCGGCTCGCTCATCAGTTGACGAAGCTCGGCTAAGCCCACCTAATTCCGTCAAGGAGAACATAACGTCATGTTTATCAAAAAACCATTCTGGCATTACGCGCTGTCCTGTTTCGCTACTGAGCCTGAAGGTGGTTCAAATACCGAAGATCCACCCGGTGATGACACAGGCCAGCACGGTGGCGAACAGTCTGGCTCTACTGGTGAAACGAAGCTCAATGAGCACGGCTACCCAGATGAGACTCCGATCAAGGATATGACCGCTGACCAGCAGGCCGCGTACTGGAAATATCATGCCCAGAAGCATGAGCGCCGGTCCAAAGAGCGTGAAGACTACGACGCGATCAAAGCTGAGCGGGACCGACTAAAACAGTCCACCATGACTGATGCAGAAAAACAGATCGAAGAAGCCCGTGAAGAAGGTAAAGCTCTGGCAGCACAAGAATACTCAGATCGCATGGTTGATGCGATGCTCCGTGGCACGCTCAAAGGTCACGGACTCAAAGATGATGACATTGACAGCCGACTGTCGTTCATTGATCGTAAAGCTTTCCTCACTGATAACGGTGAGGTTGATTCCGACAAGGTAAACGCTTACTTGGAAGCGAATGCTCCAGGTGAGAAGAAGAAAGAATCCTGGCCTGACACAGGCGGCGGAAACCGTGGTGGAGGGAAAGGTCTTGGCGGCTCGGTTCAAGCTGGTAAAGACCTGTATGCCCAACGTCGCGGCAAATAAGTAAAACACTATTTTAGGAGGGATCATGGATCTCACTATTTCGCGTAAGTCCTTTGGTGCTGATGACCAGTCTTGGCTCGGTTCGGCGCACGGGACGAACGCTGCGCAAACAATCACGGTGGATGTTTCCACGCTTACCCGAGCCGATCATTATCCGGATGGCTGGATTGTGTCTGGTATTCCATTGATGAAAACCGGCACTGCTTCCGGACAGGACCTGTACGGCTTGTACACCGATGGTGAGGACCATGTTCTTGCCGGGTTCCTGTTCACTCCGATCAAAGTGCCGGCTGACACGTCTGGTCGTGCTGGTGGCGCGTTGCTTGAGCATGGGCGCGTCAAAGTTGATCGTCTACCTGTATCCGTTTCCGAGACTGCCCAGAAGACTGTGGCTGGTCGGATTATCTTCGCCTAAGGAGGCAAATCATGGCACTTGTGCTTTCGAATGATTATATTGAAGCGGCGGAGCTGACTGGCTATGTGCGTGCAGCGCTTGAGGATCTGCCGCAGAATGCTTTTGGTCTTGCGCAGTACCTGCCGAACACTCCCACGGATGATATTGATTTCCGTGCGAACGTTGGTGGCGGTGGACTGGCGAAGGCCGCTGCGTTCCGATCCTACGATACGGAATCGCCGATCACTGGTCGTAAAGGTATCACCACTATTCAGGGTGAACTGCCTCCGATTTCGGAGAAGCGTCGCCTTAGCGAATACGACCGGCTGAAGCTCCGCAACCTGGATGACGCGGTGCGTAACCAGATCATGGATGACGCTGTGGATCTTGCCAAAGCGATCCATACTCGTATCGAGATTGCCCGTGGCGACGCACTGATGCTCGGAAAAGTGGAAATTGCAGAGAATGAACTTGCACTAACCGCTGACTTTGGTCGCGCTGCGAATCACACTCAGACTGCTGCTACTCGTTGGGATGCCGGAGGCGATCCTATTGAGGATCTTCTGGCCTGGGTTGCAGTGTATGTGGCTACGAACGGTATTCGCCCAGGCGAGATGCTGACCTCGGAACAAGTTGTTGCGTCACTTATGCGCAACGAAACGATTCGAGCCTATGTTCTTCCACCTGGTTCTACCCAGAACATTGTGACTCGTGATGCCCTGAACGCACTGTTGCAGTCCTTTGGTCTGCCATCTATCAGCACTTATGACGTGCAGGTTGATGACGGCAATGGTGGTGCACGTTCGATTCTGGATCCGAAGCGCATCTTGTTCCTGCCACCTGCCGGCAACAAGATTGGTGAAACCCTGTGGGGTGTTACCGCTGAGTCTATTGACGAGCGTTACCAGATCGATGCTGCTGAGGCTCCTGGCGTGGTAGTTGGTTCGTACTCTGATAATGATCCAGTGGCACGCTGGACAAAGGCATCGGCTATTTCGCTGCCTGTCGCACCGAACTCTAACCTGACTCTTTCCGGCCTGGTGTTGAGCTAGAACACGGGCTTGATCATTGGAAGGAGATTGAGGTGAGTCGAATGTTTACAGGGTATGTATCTCGCATTGGCGAGGATGGTGAACTGTACCAGTTCGCCCCAGGTGATCCAGTTCCTGAGTGGATGGATGCGCTGGTGGATGAGTTGGCAGCTACCTCGTCCGACGTGGACCCAGAACCAGAACCGGAACCCGAACCGGAGCCTGAACCAGGCGACGGCAATGACGGTTCCGACCCAGAAAATGGTGGAGACGATGGATCTGACACAGATCCTGAAGAACCGCCAAACGAGTCCTGGACCATCGCAGAGCTGACGGACTGGGCAGAAGCTCACGACGTCGACCTGGACGGTGCCACCAAGAAGTCTGACATCTTGGACATCATTAACGCCTATTTGGAAGCCTAACTACCCGCGTGGAGGTGGATCATGACTGATGAGAAACCAAAAACACGTTGGGTGACCGCCCAAGACATTGCTGATGTCGGGTTCGGGTTGCATCTTGGTGAGCCTGATCTAGATCAGATCACGCCACTGATTTTGCGTGCTGAGCGTCTGGTCGTGTCACGTGTGCCCCGCTTAGAAGAACGATTGAACGCCGGGACGTTGTCTAAGGACACTGTTCGCGGCGTCGTGGAGGGCATGGTGTTGCGTGTCATACGCAACCCGCAAGGTGTCCAGTCCGACTCGACCGCGGGTGTGTCGACCTCATTCTGGCGTAGTAGTGCGTCTGGTGTGATTGAACTGCTGCGGGAGGATCTTGCGCAGTTGATGCCAACGCAGCGTCGGTTTGGGTCGATCAGTGTGAGTGCTCCGTCATGGAGGCTCCCGTGATCCCGTTCAGTAAGCGTATTAACCGGGTGATCATCAAGGATTACCGGGGCCGGAATGCTTATGGCGAGGATGTTTATTCTGACCCGTATGAGCGGGTTGGGATTGTGAATTCGGAGCGGAAACTTGTTCGGGATTCGCAGGGGCAAGAGGTTGTGTCAAACACTTCTGTCCATATAGATCCGACTGATGTTCCGGAAGGTTCTGAGGTCACTGTGTGGCCCGGTGAGACGAACAAGGTTAGTTCAAAGGTCATTGCCGTCCAGCAGTGGCGCACGGGCCGGAATTCGCACACTGTCCTAGACCTCAAATAGGGAGGCGCTGTTATGGACCTGAAATGGTACGGACCCCAAGTAGATCAGATGATTACAGCTGGTGCTGCGGCAGGGCTGAATGCTAGTGCTCAAAAGGTGTGTGAGGACGCTAAAAGGCGCACTCCACACCGGACCGGGGCGCTCCAGGATTCGTTGAAGGTTGCGACTGCTGAACCTCATAATCTTGTAGCGATCGTGTATTCGGATTCCCCATATGCGGTGTATCAGCACGAGATTTTCTCTTATCGGAGGACGACAGGTCAACCGAAGTTTTTAGAGAGTGCTGCCAATGATTATCGGAAGCAGTTTCAACAGGATCTGATGAATGCTATCGGTAAGGCTGGTGGGTCGTCATGATCCCGCAGATGACTGATTCTAAAACCCCTCAAATTCTTGGGGGGTTTATTCATTTAATGACCGAGGTAGGTATCGGCACGTGGGATCCGGACGGGCTGTATTCCGATGAGACTGATCCGCCAGGGATCGTGCTTGGTGAACTCCCCCATGAACTCAACTCAGTACTAGGCATAAATCCTTACCCCGTGATGATGGACACCGAACCCGGTGTCGACGTCCTAGGTGTTCAAATCATGATCCGAACTCAGGGGCCACGTGTTGATCAGGCGATGGCGGTGGCAGACCGCCTGGAAGCCACTTTTCATGGCCTAGAAAATCAGGACTTCGGCGGATACAACCTCCCACTGATCTGGCGGAACTCGCTAGCCAACCTCGGTCCAAACGACACCGGCAATTATCAGATAACTGACAACTATTACATGTACATAGATGTGTACAGGAAGGCAGCTCAAAATGGCTGAAAACAATGTTGCCCTCGCGTCTCTTTTGGCGCGGCGCTGGGCAGTTGAAGTCCGTCCAATCGGCGGCGGCGAGGAAGATGAGTGGACTCGTGTACGGGGCATCAACTCGTTCCAACCATCCTTGGAACCCTCGTTTGAGGATTCTACCGACTTCGATAATGATGGCTGGTCCACTCAGGAGAAGACCCTTCAGGGGTGGTCGCTGGCGATTGGGTTTATCGAAAAGGTCGGTGCAGAATCCCGCGAACAAGACCCTGGTCAGTTGATCCTTGAGGAAGCATCCGACAAGTTCGGTTCTGATTCGATGCTTGAGGTCCGCTGGTTCGAACGTGAGGGTGAGAAAGCCTATCAGGGTACCGCCTCTGTTCAGTACGAGCCACAGGGTGGGGCACCGTCTGCTCTGTCTACGGTGAACGTCACCCTGCAGGGCAACGGCAAGCGTGCCCCGATTGAGAACCCGGGAAACTAGAAACCTCGCCCGACCCAGATCCGGAACCAGAGCCGGACCCGGACGAGGAAGACGACCAGGAGCCTGAGGTTCCTGATGGAACTGAAGAAGACGAAGAAGGCCAGACCGGAGAGTAACGATTACTCCCGGTTTTTTATTGCCCAAAACTGTCTGACTTCACTACTACCGGTCACACCGTGAGCGGACGTTCTCTGGTGGGCGCGTCCGCCCGGTGTGACCCCACAACTTTTAGCCCACCAGACACAAAGGAGCCAATCGTGGCTTTCGAAAGTTATGAATCCTTCGCAAATAATATCGAGCTGCCCATTCACGGGAAAACATACAAACTTCCCGAAGTTAGCGCAAAGCTCGGCGTCCGCATCAATCTCATCCTGGAACAAGGACGCGAAGCCGTGGAAATCGAGGAACGAAACCGGGCTGCAGCAGAAGCAGCCAAAAAAGCAGGCAAGGAAGCTCCTACCCCAGAGCCGGTCCCCGACATCGCAGAAGCTGATGCCAGCATCTCAACTAAGGAACTGCTTGGTGAAGAACTCTACAACCAGATGGTTGAAGATGGCATCCCGTCACGAGCTATCGGGATGGCTTCTCAGGTTATTTATCATGACTTTATTTTTGGTCGTGACGCTGCTGAAGCGTATTGGAACAGTGATGGGGACCCAAAAGAAGTAGCGAAGACACTCCCCGCATTGAATCTCTTCAGCACGAGTGGGGAAGAGGAGAGTACGACGAAGAAACCGGCCTCTACGAGTGGTACGAAGTCGAAGACGAAGAGCTCGCAGAACACGACGGCCGCCAAAAAACCGTCAACTACACCAAAATCATCGAAAACTGGCGGATCCTCGAAGGCGCGTTCCAAGCAGTCCTAAACATTGATTTAGAAGAGCTGTTCCACCGCAAATCGTGGCGGTGGTTCTCTACACGAGTCGCCTACCTGCTCGCTGACAATAACCCATTCTCAAGGGCTGTGTTCCCTCCCCCTGACCCATCCTCCAAAGAACTTTCTGACCACATGTGATCTGTGGTGTTAGGAGCGTGCCCAAATGGCGTTAACCGCTGCTGAACTTGTCGCATATTTGCGGATGGATAAGTCTGGTTTTGACCGTGACTTGTCGAGCGCTGAACGCGATATGGGTAAGTCCTCAGGCAAGTTCAAAGACTGGACTAAGGGCATGGGGCAGGCGGCTGTAGAGACAGCTACTGCGGGTGCTGCTGCAACTGCTGGTCTTGCTACTGCAGTGTTCTTGACTGGCGCGAATTACAACACGTTGCAGCAGCAGTCACGGGCGGCGCTGGAAACCATTATGGGGTCAGCCGAGAAGGCTAATGCTCAGATGGACAAGTTGGACGAGTTCGCTACGACGTCACCGTTTGCTAAAGACGTGTTCATCAAGGCTCAGCAGCAGCTCTTGGGTTTCGGTATGGAAGCCGAGAATGTTGTCCCTACCCTTGGCGCTATCCAGGATGCTGTGGCTGCTGTTGGGGGTTCCAACGAGGATATAGCTGGTATAGCTAACGTGCTGGCTAAGGTCGAGGGCACCGGCAAACTCACCGCGCAAACTTTTAATGAACTGGGCATTCGTGGTATTGATGCGGCTTCAATTATCGGTGAGGAGATGGGTAAAACCGGGGCACAGATCCGGGACTCCGTTACCGAGGGCACCCTTGATGCTGGTGAAGCTGTTGAGGCGCTCACTACTGGGATGACGAAGCGTTTCGGTGGTGCAGCTGAGAACGTCAAGAACACTATGGTCGGTGCGCTGGACCGTATCAAGGCGGCTACCCGTGATATTGGTGCTGAGATGGCGCGTCCGTTCGTTGATCCGAATGGTGGCGGTAAAGCGGTTGATTGGGCGAACGACTTCGCGGACGTAC